GTTGAACGCGGCCGGCTCGATGATCTCGACGTAATGGCCTTCGTGGTCGGAGATCTCGGCTGGCTGGCCGAATACGGCGGCGAACGCTTCGACGGTGCGGCCGTCGCCGCCGTCCGCCGACCGGATGATGTGCATGTCTTCCAGCGGGTACATCCGCATGAACTCGGCGCGGCTACTGTCCATCCGGCTTGATCCTTTTCCGCGTGCTTTCGCGGCCAGTTTGGTGAACTTGCCCTTGCCGAACTTCTTCCGCCCGATATAGGCGGCGAGTGCCCCGGGGTTGTGTGCGCCTTTCGCGGCGAGGGACGCCTTGAGTTTCGCGAACCGGGCACCGGTGCCGAGTTTCGGCATCGCCCGCTGCGCAGGTTCGTCCGCCGCGGCGATGCCGAGGGCCTGCGCGGCGGCTTCGAAGTGGTGGACGTCCAGGCCGGTCAGGTCGGGCAGGTCTGAGTGGTCGCCGTCCCAGGATGAGTCGAGGCCGTCGGCGTCGTAGTCCGGTGTCGTCACCTGTGACCTCCCAGTCGTTTTCCTGATTTCCGCCGCGTGCTGGGCGGGATACATGCCTGTTGCCGCGTGGTGGGCGAGGTTGCAGTAGCCCTGCGGGTCGCGGATGTACTTGCCGAGGTGCAGGACGCACCGGTCGAAATCACCGGGCTCGCCCCACCGGATTTTCGCGGCGCCTTCGCCGTGCACCCAGTACTCATGCAGCCGTTCTGTGCCGCCCGGGTTGGTGATCTCGCCGGCCGCGCGGATCGCATGTGCCTGATGCTCTAGTGCGGCCGCTTTCGTCCGGAGTTCATGGATCCGGGTTTTCAGGCCGGTGATCCGCTGGGCGAGCGTCTTCGCGTGATGGCTGTGATGCTTATGGGCGGCTGCGTGGTGGTGGTGATGGACGACGTGACCGGCCTTCTTCGCCGCCTTCGACGACGCGGCCGCGTGTTTCGCTGCCGTGACTGCGGCCTGGTGCTGCTTCTCCAGGGTGTGCAGCTGGCGTTCAAGCTGACGGGCTTCGGCGAGGTCAGCGCGGGCCTGGGTGAGGAGCCGCTGCTTCGCGGCGTGATCACCGGCAGGGCGGCTGCTGCCGCCTGCGGGATGCCCGTGCGCGGCCGGGGCCTTCGCACCGCCGCCGCCGGATGAGGCAGCGAACTGGCCGCCCGTGGGTGACCCGGCTTTCACGTGGAACTGGTTGAACCGCGCCGCATCCGGATCCAGGGCCATGCGGTGTCACCCCGAATTCCCTTGGCAGCGTAGCTGTAATGGTTTACAGTGCAGGTGACGGGCCGAAGTGAATCGGTTACCTCTGCGGAAGGAGAGACGCGGGTTCGAATCCCGCCGCCCTCGGGTGTAGCTCAGTGGCCTAGAGCGCTAAACCCGGTTCGCACACCTAGCCCGTCGCCTGACAACTGAAAATGAAGACGGGTCGAAGCAGATCGGTTACCGGTTCGAATCCGCCCAGCCGTACCCCGTAAGGGTTCCGCGGCTCCCGGCGTTGGCACCTGGTTCGCCAAGGTGGGGCTACCGGCCTGCACTTTTAATCCGTCGATAACTGAACATGACCCGGAGACGGGTCGAAGCAGATCGGTTACCGCTGGCGGTTTGCCGCCATAGCTCAAGTGGAGAGCGCCGCCCTTCAATGAGGCGGAGGTTGCGACACCCCCGGCCTGCGCTCACTTATCCGTCCACCCGGTGCGGCCCTGCGGGCCGGACGACGATCGGTTACCTTTCTGGGAGATAATCCCGGTCGTCACCTAACTCGCCCGCAGGCCTTCCGGTTCAGCCAGGAAGGCATCTCATGCCTGACCCTCTCGCCGCCATCAGCACGCGGCGCACCCCGCAGAACATCCAGGCCGATAAGCGGCAGGTCCCGAACTCTGCTGGCGGCTGGGCGTTCACCGTTGAGAAGACCGCGCGGCTGCACCGGTTCCTGACCCTCGGCACCGACGGCGGCACCTATTACACGTCCGAGCGGGACATCACGCTGAAGAACGCCGATGTCGTGCTCACCTGGGCACGGGAGCGTACCGCTGAGCTCGTGAACGAAATCGTCACGATCTCGCAGGCCGGGCGCGCGCCGCGGAACAACCCGGCGCTGTTCGCGCTCGCCGCCGCCGCGTCGCTCGGCGACCCGGACGGGAAGCGGGCCGCACTGGATGCGCTCCCTAAGGTGGCCCGCACCGGGACGCACCTGTTCATCTTCGCCGGGTACGTGCAGCAGTTCCGCGGCTGGGGCCGCGGCCTGCGCCGCGCTGTCGGCCAGTGGTACCTCGGCAAGGACGAGGCCGGGCAGCTGGCTTACCAGGTGCTGAAGTACCGGCAGCGGGAAGGCTGGACGCACCGGGACCTGCTCAGGCTGGCGCACCCGGAGCACCGGCCGCTGTTCGCGTGGATCGCCGGCAAGGAAACCGGTGACCTGCCGCCGCTAGTCGAGGCGTTCGCCAGGGCACAGTCAGTTACCACCGTCAAGGAGTGGACTGCGCTTATCGCTGATAATCCCAGCCTGAGCTGGGAAATGCTGCCCGACGCGGCACTCGGCGAGAAAGCCGTCTGGGATGCGCTGCTGTTGCACGGTCTGCCGCAGACTGCCCTTATGCGGCAGCTGCCGCGGCTAACGCGGCTCGGTGTGCTGCTGCCCATGTCTGCGGTGACGCGCGGCGTGGCCGGGCAGCTTGCTGATCCGGAGCGGCTGCGGAAGGCCCGCGTTCACCCGGTCAACATCCTGGTTGCGCTCCGCACCTACGCGTCCGGTCACGGTGCCCGCGGCCAGTCCGAGTGGACGCCGGTCCCGCAGATCACCGACGCCCTCGACGCCGCGTTCTACGCCGCGTACGGCGCGGTCGAGCCGGCCGGGAAGCGAACCATGTTCGCCCTGGACGTCTCCGGGTCGATGACGCAGGCCGTGTCCGGCCTGCCGATCACCTGCCGTGAAGGGACCGCAGCGCTGGCGCTAGTCACGGCAGCGACTGAACCAGACACGGTAACCGCGGGATTCACGGCCGGGGGTTACCCGTCACGGTGGACCGGCATCTACGGGAGCCGTTACAACTCGGGCATCTCGCTGCTGGACATCAGCCCCCGGCAGCGGCTCGATGACGCCATCCGCAAGGTGGCCGATCTGCCGTTCGGCGGCACAGACTGCGCGCTGCCGATGGTCTGGGCGCTGCAGAACAAGGTCGACATCGACCATTTCTGCGTGATGACCGACAACGAGACGTGGGACGGGCAGATCCACCCGCATCAGGCGCTCCGCGAGTACCGGGAGAAGACCGGCATCCCAGCCCGCATGTCCGTCGTCGGGATGACCGCGACGGATTTCACGATCGCCGACCCCGACGACCCCGGCACCCTCGATATCGCCGGGTTCGATTCCGCGGTGCCGTCGCTGCTGGCCGATTTCGCCCGCGGCGACATCTGATGGACATCCGCGCGCAGCAGGCCCGCGAACATCACCGCGAGTCAGCCGGCCACACCGAGCAAGCCACACGGCACCGGCAGCAACGTGACCAGCTGGTGCGCCAGCTGCGCGCGGATGACCCTGAACGCTGGACATACGCCGCGCTTGCCAAAGCGGTCGGGTGCAGCCCCGAACTCATCGCGTACATCATCAAGAGCGGCTGAAGCCGTTCGCGGCCGATGTGAGCGCCCGCCGCGCGGCTGCGGGCCGCGGGAGCGGCCTGGATCCGTCCCCGCCGTCACCGATCGACGCCGGGCCGACCGGGATCCGCGGGTTGGTCGGCGGGAGCGGCTTCGCGGTCGCCCCTGGCTGCTGCTGCGGTAGCTGATGCTGCACCGGCTGCTGCCCCGGCGGGGCCGCCAGCAGATCCCGCTTCAGTTGCGTCACGTCACCGTTAGACGCCGCGACTGCTGCCGACTCCAGCGTGGCCCCCGCCTGACGGGCGGCGAGGACGGCTTGCATCCGGATCAGCGCCGCCTGCGCCTTCTCCATCTCCCCGTCCTGCAACGCCGCGATATCGGAGGCGTCGAACCAGAGCCGGTTACCGGGCGGGACGTTCACCAGCTTCGCCAGGGTGCCGCACACCGACCGCCACTCCGGCCTGGCGAACATGTTCGCGAACTTCTGCATGCTTTCTTGATAGCCGCGCCCGGCGCCCCGCAGCGGCTCCAGGCCGACAAGCACGCCCGGCACGAGCCCGGCCGCTAGGATCCGCTGTTCACCCGCGCTGGCTACGCCCGAGAAGTCCATCTGCTGCAGGCTGTTCCCGATTACCGTCGCATCGGCACCCTGGTCCAGGACGAGAGTCTTGAACGCGTTATCTGCACCGCCGTACCGGGCCTGCATCCGTTCCCGCACCGCATCCACCGTGCCGGGCTGCAGTTTCTGGGCATATTTGATCAGCATGTTCGGGCTGGCAGAATTCTCGAGGTACCTGATTTTGTAGGTGCCCATCCCGTCGTCGCCCTTGATGTCCCGGTAGATGGGTGTCAGCCACGATATGCCCCGGAAATCAGCCTGCGTATCAACGTCAGGTGCCCAGTGCGCTACCTCATCAGCGGGATAGAAATGGCCTTTACCTTGGTCAAGGACCGACTTGGGGGGCTCAACCCAGTAACCGATCTTTTTCCGGTACTGACCGCCGCCTGGCACCTGGACGAGCTCGGAGATGATCGTCGTCCAGTCGGGGCGCAACCTGACGAGACGATCCTCGTCTGGCACGCGCCAGATGTAGGCGTTGCCGGCCCATGACCGGTCCTGCTGCATCCTCGCCAGCAGATCCCGGCTTGTGCCGTCCGGCCAGGGTTCCTCGAGGATCGCCAGATCAGCGTTCCCGAACAGGTGCTTATCGTCCTTGGCCTGAAACTGGAACACGGCTTCGGAGAACAACGCGGTCCGCAGCGAGATCGCGGCGAACACGACGCCGTTCGACGCGTAAGCCTGCTGCGCCCATGCGACCACCTGAGGCAGCGACGCTTCCCGCCCGGGACCGCCGTAGCTGGTGGTGAGGACAGCAGCACCGGACGCCATCCCCTCCCAGTAGCCGGCCCGCCGCGCGAAGCGGTCAATCAGCCTCACCAGTTCTCAGCGGCCTTCCCCTGCAGATACTCCTTCAGATACACCGGGGCAACGTTCCGCGCAGGCTCCGCGCCACGGTCAGGGAAGTCGTACAGCAGGAACCCGAACACGCCCGTGACCAGGGCGGCGAAGATCAGGCACACGCCGAGACACCACACGCCGACCAGCGCACCGCCGCCCAGCATCCCCGCCAGGGCAAGCAGCAACAGGATCACGGGCGTACGCACTGGCCCTCCCGTAGATTGGGTAGATGGGAAAATCCGTGACCCCCGGACAGGTCGCCTACGTGGCGTTCTACGAGGCGCTTCTCAATAACGACCCGAACAGTTTCATGCCGAGTTGGGAAAGCAACTCACAATCGGTCCGGGATGCATGGGAGTGCGCGGCCATCGCAGGCAGCCACGCATCCAAGGTGCTCAGATAATCCACACGCCTGGGTCAGCGACCGGGGCTTTCACCCCGTGACCCCACGCCGCGAGCGTGACCGCGACCAGCATCCCCGCCAAAGCGAGCAGCAGCAGGATCACGGGTGTACGCACTTTGACTCCCATTCGCGATACGATGCCGTCACAATCGGCGTAATGGCCGGCGCCCATCGCACGGGGCGCCAAAGTCGTGCGGTCGGCCTATCTCCAACGGGTAGGCCTGGACGAGGCGCTCGCACGGCTTCAGGCCAGCGGGCGTCTCGTTTTGCTCAGATCGCGTAGACGCCGGGATTCGACGTCTCCTCCCACCGCTGCAGGACCCACACCGCGAACTCCGACGACGTCAACGGCGACTGATCCACCCCGACCTTGCGTCGCTCCAGAGCCAGGGCACCCGCCAGCGGCCGCGGCTGCGCGCCCCGCACCGCCGCCGTCAGCTCCGCCTGCCCGAAATGCTTCAGACGACCCGTCGCGAGCAGATCCATGAACTCGCCGTGCGCGACCGCCACATCCTCCGGCCTCAGCCGCCGCACCGGGACCCCGCGCTCCGCGAGTTTCGCGCACAACGTCGCCGACTGAGACTTCGGATCCACCGCCGTGTCCACCGGATCATCCGACATGTACAGCGCGTCCAGCACATCCGGCGCGACCACAGGCGACCCGCGCCACACAACCTTCACCGCGACCCGGCCATCAGGCTGACGCCACGCCTTCGCCACAGCGCACAACGACCGGTCCTCGGAAACCTCAGCGCCGAACGCGCACTCAGCCATCAGCCGCCGCAGCCGCCCACGCCTGCTGCGAGATCACTTCCCACCCCGGCTTCGCCACCTCAGGCCACTGACACAAATAAGCGCGCCTGAACTCCGCCAGGTCCATCGTCGCGAAATCAGCACGCACCGTCTCCTCGCTCACCGTCACCCCCAGCGCCGGCATGCAGCCATACCACGTCGCCGGATCAGCCGGATCCGCGTCATCAGGCGCCGAGTAACCGAAATACGCGGCCGTATCCGTCACGCCGAGCTCCGCCATCGCCCGGCCGTCATCAACCTTGCCGCGGAAATACGCCGAGAACTCCGTCCCAGCCGTCGACACCACCCACAGCTGCGCATCATCGCGGGTCATCATCGCCGGTTTCACGGCCTGCTCAATCGAATCGTCCCGCTGCGCCCACGCCTCATCGATCACAGCCAGATCCAGCGTGTCACCGTGATCAGACGTCTCCGTCCCCGACGCCAGCATGATCATCGACCCGTTAGCGAACAGGAACGCCTCAGCGCCCAGCGCCCGGCGCGGCTCGATAATCTTCCGCAAACCACGCGACCGGCGGATCCGCGGCCACCACACATCCAGCATCCGCCGCCGGCCCGCGTTCCGGGTCTGCGCGCTGTAACTGATCATCGTGTCCGGCCGCTCAAGCGCACGCGTCACGATCAGCGACAAGACGCTCACCGACTTGCCCTGCTGCCGCGGCTCCTCGATCACCACCTGACGGAACGCCGGACGGCCGTCAGCGAAACGCTCCGTACCCGTCGCGATGATCCGCCGCTGATGCCCCATCAGGCCGTTGAACCCAAGCGCCGACGCCGTGAACGCCACCTTCCCAGCCAGATGCGACCGGCCAGGAGTCGACGGGGTCGCCCACCTAGGTTCCGCTGAACCCGGCAAGAAACTCGGCGAGCTCACCATCCACCGTCCCGCCAGGATCCATCAGCGCCTGCAGGGTCATCCGCAGTTCACGCGCCAGGCTCGCGTTCCCAGGCTCAACCCGGCATGCCGCAGCCAGCTGACCAGCCAGCTGCCGCATCTCCGACAGCGGATCCTCCACCGGGCCCGCGTTCTCCGGCCGCGCCCGGATCACCGCGCAGCGCTTACAGAGTGAATGATCACCAGCCGCATGCGCCCGGGACCGTCGGACCCGCAGCGCGCCCGAATCAGCCAGGGTGGTCACCATCCGTAACGTTACCCAGAGTGACTAGAGATGCACGTTCGGC